GTATTTTAGTTGATCCTGTGGTACTTTCTTTTCAATAGCGTAAGCTACACCACCCCAGTTAATTTCTTTCTTAGGGTAAAGACCACATATAATTTCTACGTCAGAGTCAATCATCTTTAATAAATCTTTTGCTTCAAACTGTATATCAGCATCAATAAACATTAAGTGTGTAGCATCACCCTTTAAGAAATCATTCACTAAAGTATTGCGACCTCTAGTGATAAGACTCTCATTATATAAAAATGAAAAGTATGCCTCTATGTCTTTAGCATTAAGCCATGCCTGCAGTTTAAGCATAGACTCAAGATAAGTGCCATAACATAAACCACCATACATAGGTGTTGCTATAAATAAGTTTGGTTTAATCGCCACCGTAAGCCTCCGTTAATAATTTGCTGTTGTATTTTTTGATGTTATTTACTTTAATAATATTTTTTGTATCTGGGATCAATGGTGTGATAGTCCAATTATGTAATTTGTTTTTTATATCTTTAGAAATTTCTAAAGTTGTTGGTTGAGATGTCATAAGGGCAGACCACACAAGTTGGCCTGTAGTGTCAAACTCTTCTACTAAAAATGCAATTGGCTTCATTAATAAAAAACCATCCTTTTTATGTGAACAACCTTTTTCCTACCATACCATTCTTTTTTTGGCGGTATAGAATCGTCATGAAAATATAGGCTGTTAGCAACTGGATTAGGATACTTCTTAAACACTATGGTGTCAAGCACCAATAGCTTAGTTTTAAGATATGCTTTCTCGTTTACTGGCTCATGCCTTTCGTCCAAAACACCAAACTGGCCAGATGCGTACACAACATCACACACTCTGCGACCCCATTTGCCAGACTTAACCCTATTCCTGATTACGTTGATCACACCCAGTTTTTCTTCAAGCGTCCTTGTGTTTACTTCATGGTAAATCGCACTACTATAGCAGTTCAGATCAAGCTCTAAGTTATGAATATCCATTATCTTTTCTCTTTTATAATTCTCTGAATGTACTGCTGATCATATCCAGATAAAATTAAACATATGTCCTTAACCACGTTGTCATGTTCATTAAGCCACCGAATAGCTGATTCACGTTCTTTGCTATGTCCTTCTAATGCATCTTTCATAGCCAGTAACAATATTGCATGAAAGAGTCTAGCGTGTGGTGTTGTTGCTAATTCAGCTCTTATGGACTCCTTAAACTCAAACTTAAACATAGACTTCTTTCATGGTTTTACTGATATTCCAGACAGCCTGCTGGGTGTATAATCACACTTAATGGCATAAGCCAGAAACCTTTAAGGATTAATACCATGTGGACAACTCCAGCAGCTACTGAAATGCGTTTTGGTTTTGAAGTAACTATGTACGTTATGAACAAGTAACTCCAACTGGGGATGTCCTAAAAAGGGACATCCTCATTGTTTTCTACAGACTTTGCAGCCTCTTTCATTTGCACAGATCCGCTAATAAATTTACCACTAGCACCTTCACGAATCCAGCCACTAATTCTAAATTCAATTCCATCTACATTAGCGTTGCCTGTGTAGTCTGGACGTTTAGGATTGTCACCTTTATCGTTCTTAAACAATACAAAAGTATTGGTATTATCATAATCCGCCATACATTACTCCTTAATAAAAATTGGCTTACGTTTCCATCTTACTGGCTCAACGTCATCATCAAGAGATTTTAAAAACTCTAATGCTAACGGAGTGTACCATTCAATGAAATCTTTGTTGCGTTCTACTTTAGTTACTTGTGTTGCATCTGGTGTCCAAACATAAAACCATGCATATGGTTGGTCACATACTTCAAGCTGTAACTGGACTTGAAAATAATATCGTTCTGGTATCTCTGGGTATACCACTTGAGTAAATGGGCACTTCAGCTCAACTGGGATTGAATCAATGAACGCATCTGGGCTGGCAGCAAATGGCAACTCTGGATGGAGTATTAATTTATTACCAGACTCACAGATAACATCCATATCTTTTTCAAACTGGCTTAATGCTACTGGCTCGTTAATTTGACCCCATTCTGTGGCCTCATTACCTTCAAATGGAGGGCTACGAAACGTCATGTCCCTCCAGAGTTTTTGCCTTTCATAAACCGCTGCCCATGCATTACTAGCGGTAATACGATTATGCCTAGCATTGTTTTTTAAATGGCTCATGCAGCTTTTCTTAAATCATTAGCAAAGTCACGCAACTTTTCTTGTGCGTATGGACTTAACTTATGAAAGGCCTGCTTTAACTCACCAGCCTCATGAGATAAAATCAGTTGGCCTTTAATAACTTCAAGATCATCATCTGAAACTTTTTCAATAACTGGGTTATTTTGCTGGTGAATAGCATTGAGTACTTCATTAGCTGAAGCAAACTCAGTACCGCCAAGACCAAGACAGCCCAGACACCTACCCAAAGCAGAAGTTTCACAATTTTCCAAATAAGATGTACCGTTGATTTGGCTTGCTTTACGAAACTCTTGAGCATGGCCAGTAGCAAAAGTTTGTACAGTACCATCTTCTCTATGTACTCCTGCATAAGCCTTAATAATACATTGATCATCATCAATTTTTATAATCTCTGTTGTTAAAAAATAGTTAGGATATTTTTCACGAAACTCTGCTACACGCAAAGCAACTGTTTTATAATCCTTACCCTTGATATTTACTATACCTTGTTTAGCTATTGACATCACTTTCCTCCGTTTGTTTTTGTTGTTGTTCTAATTGTTCCTGCTCTTGTTGCTGGTACTGCTGGTAAAACTGTATATCGTCCATTTTCTTTTAGCTCCGCTTTATCGTTATCGGCCTTTAGCTCATCTGCAGCGGCCTTTAATTCTGCAATAATTTTATCTAATGAATTCATAAATGAAGTAACTCCAAAATATGACTACAAACCATTTTATACCTGTATGAAACTTTTGTGTAAACTTTTTTTGTAGTCTTGCGTTAGTAATAACTCTAAAAAACCTATCCATTATTTGCCATCCTTAAACTGGTCTGGTGCTATTGTATTCCATATTTCAAAGGTTGGGTCAATAGATTTTGCAACTTCAAGTAATCTACTTTGTGTGGCCGATCCAACTTTCCATGCTTGGTGATCATCTGAAAAATTATAGTACCAGTCATGGTGCTTGAGATCGTCTATATAACTTTTTAAAATTGTTAATGCGTCCATGTTATGCTCCAAAATGTTTAATTAAGTATGGGAATACAACGTAAAGTATAAAGGCTGCGTATGAGTACACAGCCACAGGAACAATAATATATATCATTATTTTACCTCCAAAATTTTAACTCGTTGAATAAGTGTTTGTTTTTTACCTTTATATTCAGTATAGGCTTTAATGCTTGCTTTTATTACTATAACATCACCTTCTTTAACAGCGTTATCATTTTCAAGATTCCAAGCAAACTCATTAGCTGTATTAGATAAAATATTTTTAGTTTTCCAAACAAAAGCATTATTATCTTGGTCATTAAAAATATAAATATGAGCCTCATCACTATCGTATCTGCTAAATTGAGTAACTTTTATAGTAATAATTTTTTTAACCGTTACAGTTGACTCAAATTTTTCAGATTTAACACCAATAGATTCAGCATGATTTTTTTGATCTTGAATAGCAGACTTTAAAGAATCACGTTTTTCTTGTGCGGCATCAATGACTTTACAAACAGATTCGTATTGCTTAGGTGAAAGTTTGCCATATTCACGCAATGAAGCTGATAGCTTTTCTAAAAATGAAACAGGTGAACGATCACTATTTTGAAGATCAGAATAAATTTTTTCAAGATAATCAGATATTTCTTCAGCCCTTTCGTAACTTTTTAAAAAAGTTTTATTTGCATTATTACGAATATTAGCTTTAACAGCAGCTACATAAGCTGGGTTTTCCCATTTGTCAGCATAATTATTATCGTACATATCAACCTCCATAGTTATTGTTGATATGACCATATTATATATTTGGTAAACTATGTCAAGAACTATTTATATAATATTTATATAATATTTATATTAAATTCTCTTGCTTTTCTCAAAAAAGCGTGATAGTGTCCATTTTCTCACTATTACGGAGGATCTATGAGAATACGCAACTGGGGTAAATTTCAGCATTTCAAGAACAAAACATCTATGGTCTGGTTCAAGGTTTACGGTAGGGACATTATTAATGACCCAGACTGGCATGAGTTAAGTTCAGATCAAAAGGCAACACTTTTTGAGCTTTGGTGTTTGGCTTCAGAAAAGAACGGTGAGCTTCCAGATCTTAAAAAATTATGCTTTAGGCTACATAAGGATAAAGAGTTTGTGCAGGATATGTTAATCTCTCTATACACTTGGTTTGAGGGCGATCCAGTCAATTCTATATGCAAAGAGTATACAGACTATGCTAGAGAGAAGAGAATAGAAGAAGAGAAGATAGGATATGAGAAGAGAGAAGATGAGAAGATAACCTTTATAAAGGATATAGCATGAACATTTATGAGTTTATTGGTCACTTTGAAAAATCTTACAAGTCTGGCAAGGACGAGTATCAATGTATATGCCCAGCCCATGACGATAGAACAGCATCACTAGGGGTAAAAGAAATGCCAGACGGTAGGATTCTTATTAACTGCTTTGCAGGATGTGCAGCCAATGATATACTTGCTGCTGTTGGATTAACTTTTAATGATATTGTGCCTCAACGTTTGGGTGACTTCAGGCCAGTATCAAAACCATTTAATC